TTTGTATTGCAATCCGACATGTTCGAATGTGCGTTCCTTCGCCCTTTCCAGACCAAAGACTTAGCATCTTCTGGTGATAACGATAAGAGACTACTCTTAGCTGAGTACACTCTTGTTACTAGAAATGGTGACTCTTCTGGTGTTGTAGCCGACTGTACAACTTCATAAGGTATATAGTATAATCAAAGGGTAGGGGGATTTTCCCCCACCCTACTAAAAACAAAGGAGCAATAAATGAAAGTATTTGATAAAGGTGCATCCTATACAAAAGGTTCGAAGAAATCTGCTGTAATGCAAGATGGCCCTTATACTGGTGGTAAAGCAAAGATCAGTAAAAGAAACACAGTAAAGGCAAATAAAATGATGATCACAAAGGGTAATCAAAAAGATGCTATCCAAGACATGATCAACAAAGCAATCAATGGCTAAAAAATTAAAACTATCCAATCCTGGTGATGTGATTGAGAGTAACTTCTATATTGATGAAGCTGCTGATAAATATTACATCGAAGATAAGATTGATGCAAAACCCATTATAGATCGTAATAAGGAATTACAAAAACACGACATCAACAAACATAAAGATTTTAAGTATGTTGCAAGTATTCCTTTAACAATATTTTATAATATGCAAAAAACAGGGATTATCTCTAAGACAGGCAAAGTCCAAGATCGTGTGGCATTTGCTCGTTTCTTAAATGATCCAGACAATAAATATTTAAAGGTAACAGATAAGAAAATCTAATGGCATTAACATCTTACAGTGAATTGCAAACAACTATTGCAAACTATCTTAATAGAACAGACTTAACTGCTCCTATTAAAGATTTTATTACTTTAACAGAGTCTAAGTTAAATCGAGTATTAAGACTACGTGCAATGCAAAAAAGAGTATCAACTGATACGACTGCTGCTGATGCTTTTGTTGATTTACCTAATGACTTTTTAGAGACAGTACAATTCTATGTGGACAGTGATCCTAATACTGTTTTAGACTATGTTAATCCTACAGAAATTGAATTAGATAATTTACGAGAAGCTAGTGGTAAACCTCAACAATATACAATTATGGGGAGTGAATTTAAATTAAACCCTATTCCTGATTCTGTTTATACATTAAAGTTAACTTACTTTGGTAAGATACCTGCACTTTCTGATTCTAATACTACCAATTTTTTACTCTCTAATTACCCTCAAGTTTATTTATATGGTGCGTTAGTGGAAGCACAACCCTATATAATGAATGATGAAAGATTAACTACATGGATTAGCCTTTATAATGAAGCAGTCCAGTTAATTATTCGAGACGATGAGCAAGGCAGATATTCTGGGCGTACTGCTTTTGCAATGAAAACAGACTCAGCAAACCCATAAGGAGAAAAAACAATGTCAGCAGCAAGTGATTATTTAGAGAATAAGGTACTAGATCATTTTCTAGGAACTGCCTCTACCTCTGCTCCAGCAACTGTTTATTTAGCTTTATTCACAACAGATCCTACTGATGCAGGAAGTGGTACAGAAGTCTCTACTAGTGGTACTAACTATGCAAGACAAAGTATTGCTTTTAGTTCTGCTTCTAGTGGTACAACTTCTAATAGTGCTGATGTTGAATTTAGTCAAGCAACAGGTTCTGGATTTGGAACTGTAACACACTTTGGAATCTTTGATGCCTCAACAGCAGGTAACTTATTATTTCATGGTTCTTTAACAGCTTCAAAAACTATAGCAGCAGGAGACGTATTTAAAGTAGCCTCAGGTAATTTAAGTATTACAGTAGCATAAAATGGCAGATCAAACAGGGCCATTTACTCTTGAAGAATTAGATACACTCTTTGGATATACATCCATTGAGGATATTCCTTTTTCTTTAGATAGTTCTGTTTGGCAGACTGCTACTATCTTTGATGGTAGTGCCAGTGCTTCTTCTAGTGCGACAACCACTGCGAGTGCAATTAGACAAAGAATAGCTGATGCGAGTATTAGTGCCGCTGCTACAGTGAGTGCTACTGCTATTGTTGTTTATCTTGCCGCCGCAAGTTTGAGCTCTGCTGTTACAACAACCTTAGATGCGATTAGACAACGGATTGCTAGCTCTTCTATTAGTTCTGCTATTAGTGCTACTGCGACTGCCATTAGACAAAGAATTGGCGGAAGTGGTGTCTTTGGCTTTGCGACAACTTTAATTGATTATATCCGTATTAGAGGAAACAATACATCGAGTGTCACAATGGCAGCTAGTGTCAGTATTTCTTCTAGAATTATTGGAAAGATTTGGAATATCCAAACATCGATTGCTAGTGAAAGTTATACACCTTTAACTTCGGATGCTAGTGAAACATGGTCAGAATTAACATCAACAAGCGAGACAACAACAGAGATACAAAATGCCTACTATTAAATTTGAAGAATTATTAGTTGATCAACCTGCTTTTAAGAATCCAGGTCTATTAACTGCGAATAACTGTATTCCTTACGCAAGAGGATATAAACCTTTACCCACGATTGAAACCTTTACTGATGCTATTGATAATAGAGCAAGAGGATTATTTGCTGCTCGTTCTACTACCGATACGATTAAAGTTGTTTGTGGAGATGCGGGTAAACTCTATATGTTAGATGGTGCAACTTGGGATGATGTTTCTAAAACTGGTGGATACAGTTTAGGTTCTTCGGATGATTGGAAGTTTACTATTTTTGGTAACAACATTATTGCTTCTACTATTACTGAAAATTTACAAAAGTTTGAAATCGGAACAGATACTCTTTTTAGTGACTTAGTTAGTGTCAAAGCTAAATTTGTGACTGTGATTGGAGAGTTCTTAGTTACCGCTTATAATGAAAATCAACCACAACGAGTACGTTGGTCTGCTCTTAATGATCCTACTGATTTCACTGTATCTCAAACTACACAATCTGACTTTCAAGATATTGTAGGTGATCATGGTGCAATACAAGGAATAGTTGGTGGAGAATATGGAATTGTCTTTACAGAAAAAGCAATTCATCGTATGCAATATGTAGGCACTCCCTTTATCTTTCAATTCGATAAAGTCCAATCAGGTTTTGGTGCTTTTGTACCAGGTGGTATTACCAACTATGGTCGTATTTCTTACTACTTATCAGAAGATGGTTTTTATGCTTTTGATGGTAACAAGTCTATTCCGATTGGTACAAACAAAGTTAATAAATATTTCTTTAATGATCTATCTACAACGAGTTCGTATATAGATCGTATTAGTGCTACTGTTGATCCAGGTAATGATATTGTGGTATGGGCCTATCCTTCAACCAACTCAACGGGAGAATTAGATAAACTTATTATCTATAACTATGTATTAGATCGTTGGTCAACTGCCGATGTTGATATCCAAGTATTAGGTTTTACTAAATCTGCTAGTTTTACCTTAGAACAGATTGCTGCGATTGATCCTGACTTAGATGAGATTGAAATTAGTTTTGACTCTATCTTTTGGACTGGTCAACAATTCCAATTAGCTGCTTTTACTTCTGCTAAAAAAACAGGAGTCTTTACAGGTACTGCGGGAACAGCAACTTTTGTGACAGGAGAAAATAACATAGAAGGAGATAGACGAGCAGTAGTTCGTTCTGTTACCCCTTTGATTGATGGTGGTACTCTTACTACTAAAGTAGGTTATAGAGATAAACAAGGAGCTACTGTAAATTTTACTTCTGCTGTGAGTCCAAGCGATAATGGAACTTGTTATTTTAGACAACCAGGTAAATACCTACGTCAACAAGTCGATGTCGTAGGAAACTTTGATCAAGCCTTTGGACTAGAACTAGACGTTGCTACAGAAGGAAAACGATGAGTACCCAAAAAGTACCTGCTTATTATCCTGATGTGGAAGAACATCGCAGATTATTAGCAAACTCCTTAAACAATGTTATTGAAGGAAAGATTAATTCTACAGGAACAATTACCTTAGAAGATAGTGTGACGACTACTGACTTAGAAGATGATCGTATTGGTATTGATAGTGTTATTTTATTGATGCCGACTACTAGTGATGCTGCTGCTGAAAATATCCATTTTTCTGCACAAGATAAGGGTACAGTGACATTGAATCATACTTCTGATACTACTAGTAGAATATTTAAATATGTCGTCATTGGATAGAGTTATTACCCAAGTACCTGTAGAAGATTTAGAATTTATTTGGTCGCAAGTTGTACCTCATTTAGAGAGAGCTCTAGATGGATCGTACTCAACTTATGATATACTTAACAATATACAAGATAATCGGATGCAACTATGGATTAGTTGGAATAATACCGATAAACTGGTTGAGGCCGCTTTTGTGACTGAAGTTTGTGACTATCCTCAAATGAGAACCATGAGATGGGTTCTTGCAGGGGGAAATAACTTAGAAGAATGGTTAAGTCCTCTAACAGAAAAAGTAGAGAACTGGGCTAAAAGAAACAAATGCCAACGATTAGAGATTGTTGGAAGGAAAGGATGGACAAAAGTTTTGAGAGATTATAATCCTCAAGCAGTATATTTTGTAAAGGAAATAAAATGAGTAAAGGATCAGCACCCACACAACAATCAAGCACAGTAATATCTGAACCTTCAGAGTTTGTTAAACCCTACTATGAAGAAGCTCTTAAAGGAGCACAACAGTTATATCAATCAGATGTACCTCAATACTTCCCAGAGGCTACGTATGTACCTTTTTCTGGTCAAACAGAAGCTGCACTTCAATTACAAGAACAAAGAGCATTAGCGGGTAGTCCATTACTAGGTTCATCTCAACAAGAAATTCAAAACATCTTATCTGGACAATACTTAGATCCGTCAACTAACCCTTATTTACAACAGGCTTATGAGAGAGCTGCGGGTGGTGTTCAATCTGACATAGCTTCTCAATTTGCAAAAGCTGGTCGTTATGGATCAGGTGCAATGACAGAAACACTAGGAAAAAGTTTAGGTGATATTGCCTCTCAAATTTATGGTGGTGCATATCAACAAGAACGTGCAAGACAATTACAAGCTGCACAATTAGCTCCTCAATTAGCACAACAAGATTATGCTGATATTTCAAGACTAGCTCAAGTTGGTCAATCAAGAGAAGGTTTACAAGAAGCTGCACTAGCGGATGCAATGCAACGATTCCAATTTGAACAACAAAAACCTTACACTAAACTAAGAGAATACCTAGCATCGATTGGTGCTCCTGCTGGACAACAAACAGTATCACAACAACCTATCTATAGAAACTTAGGTGCTAACTTATTAGGTGGTGCTACAAGTGGTGCTTACTTAGGTAGTTTAGCTGGTTTTAATCCAATGTTAGGTGCTATTGGTGGTGGATTGTTAGGAGCTCTATAATGGCTATTATGGATCAAATGAACATTTCTAATCTATTACAACAACAAGCAATGGATACTTTAATGAAACAACAAGGACAAGGTGGTTTATTAGGCCAACCTCAATCTAGACTACAAGCAGGATTACTAGGTGCTGCACAAGGACTAGCTCCTTATATGGGGTATAGCACAACTCCTACTAC